GCTTATGATGTCAAAACACAAAACTATCGCAAGAATGGTTACAAAATCGCTAGAGCTAGAACTGGCGAACAGAAAAGATTAGGTGTCAAAATTATTAATTTTGATCCAGAAAGTAAATGAAACATGGAAGAAGTTAAATCACGAATTAAGGAACACGAAGGGTTTAGGGATACTGTGTACTCCGATAGCCTGGGTTTCGCTACAATTGGTTATGGCCATCTGGTTCTACCTACCGATGACTTTGTTGAAGGTGTGGCGTATCCTAAAGAGCAGCTTGAAACTGTTTTTGACAATGACTTTCAAATTGCTCTCACATCTGCTGAAGAACTTTTGGAAGAAATAGAAGTACCCGAAACTATTAAAGGTGTCATTTGTGAAATGTGTTTTCAACTTGGAAAACCAAGAGTAATGAAATTTAAAAAAATGTGGGAAGGTATTGAGGCAGCTGATTATAATAAAGCAGCGGATGAAATGATTGATAGTGCTTGGCATAAACAAACTACATCAAGATGTGAAAGCCTGGCGGAGCTAGTTAGAGGCTGCGCATGATACAGTTTTTAAGCATATTAAAAAACCCATTAACTAAAATGGTTTTTAATAAAGCAACAGATCACTTCAAACATAAAGCTGAAAAACAAAAAGTAATTAGAGCTGCTGAAATAGAGGCAGCTAAAGACGTAGATATAACTAGAATTAAAAGTCAAAACAATACGATCAAAGATGAAGTATTAATGTTTTGGCTAATTGGAATGCTAACTACTGGCTGGTTTCCAGCTACTAGAGAAAACTTTAGAGAGTGGGTAGCAATCATTAATGATCTACCAGACAGCGTTTGGTATTTAGTTATCATAGTTTTTACAGCCAGCTTTGGATCTAAAGTTTCTGACAAGTTGATGAACCGCAAGAAAAAGTAATGGCTAAACAAAAGTTTACTCATTTTGTACCAAGGGATAAACCAAAGAAACGGCCAGGCGTACACACTAAAAGTCAAAATAAAAATGCCAAGAGGCAAAAAAAACAAACAAGATACAAGGGTCAAGGAAGATGATTAAAAAATTTATTAAATGGTTGTTTGCGCCACGATGCAAATGTGGAGCAAAAAAAAATGAAATGGATTAAAGCAATTGCATATACATTTTTAGGCATTCTTTGGCTTGTATTAATATTAAGCACAGCTGCTATGGCAGTTGGTAATCAAACAAACAGCTCTGGATCTAATACAGCTATTGAAGGTAACTATACTGGGGGTTCTACAACTTACGAAAGCGGGTCAACGTCATCTAGTACAACTACAAACAGCACAACGTCTAATATTCGATCAGCTCCATATACATCTGCTGCGCCATCGTTAGGTTCAATGAACAATTGCGCATTAGCTTTATCTGCTGGGGTACAAAACTTTTCAATAGGTGTATCAGCTGGCAGACATTTTATAGATCCAGTTTGTCAAACAATAAACTTATCTAAAGCTCTGCATGGTATGGGTATGAAGGTTGCAGCTATAAGTGTGTTGTGTGGTAACGAAGAAATATTCCATGCAATGAGTGCAGCGTTTGCAAATACTCCGTGTCCGATTGAAGGCAAGATTGGTGCAGAGGCAACTAAAATATTATTTGAAAAATATAATGGCAAGATGCCTACTTACGAACAGTATCTAAAACTTGAATTAAAAAAGATAAAAGCTGAAAAATCTAAAATTAAAATAGAAAAGATTAAACCTACAAAAGTTCACTAATGACTAGAAAAACTAACACAATGTTAATTGCATTGTTGGGAACTATTTTAATGGGTTTGGCAACTTGGGTAGTTATGACGCTTGTTGAAATCCAAGTAATTGTAATGATGCTGCAACAAGAATTGATGGGTTTAGATAAAGTCATCGGCAGAATTTATCATCACATGGATAGGCTGGCACAATGAAATATCTAATAATACTTGGAGCTTTATTATGGTTATTATTATCCTGGTTTGCAAACTCTGTTGGTTTGAAAGCTGAAGAAATAACTACTGGTAACTTAATTACTAATGGTAATTTTGAAACGGGTAATGCTAATGGCTGGACAACAAGCGGTAACACCCAAGTAGTCAATGATTGCTGCGAACTAAATGGTGTATCAAGTAATTATGATTTAGAGTTTGGCGATAGCGGATCTATTTCACAAGATGTAAATTTAACAACTAATACTATTACCCAGAATATGTTGGATAATGGTATTACTTTAAACCAAGTAACCGAGGTGCAAAACGGAGAATGTAATGTATCTGGTTGTTGGGGAGGCAGCGGAGCTGCGGATCAATTTACTATAAATCTTAATATTAAAGATAGCTCTGGTAATGTTATTGCTACCATGCAATCTACTAGAACAGATGTAACGGGTATCAACGGAGCTAATTTTACTGATACTCTTATCTATACTGGTACTGGTTCAAACGTAGGTAACACTACTATTTCTGCCATAGATGCAAATGCTCCAGCAACTCTTGGTGGGCCAAACATAGATAATATTTCACTTACCATGACTTATAATAATGTTGTTTTACAAGTAGAAACTAAACAAGCATTACAAGCATTTGAGGAACAAGTTTTATTTCAAGAAGAAGAACAATTTTTTACTGAAGAATTTGTAGAAATATTTACTGAAAAAATAGAAACTATTGCAGCTGCTGCATTACCACCAGAAGAAAAAGCCGTAGAGATAACAGCTGCTGTATTAGAGTTTGAAGAAAAAACAGAAACTAAAGTAACTAAAGCAGAGATACAAACAGCTTCTTTTTTACCTCCACCAACTACAATGATGGAAGAAAAAGAAGAAGAAAAACCAGCTAAAATAGCAATGGCTATTATAGAAGAAACTGAAAAGGAGACTACAAATGTACGGGAAGAAAAAACCAGCGAAAGTAAAGCCGAAGAAACCAAAACAGAAACCGAAGAAAAGGTAACTGCTAAAGCAGAAACTAAAACTAATAAAACTAATACTAAAATAAATAAATTAGAAGCGTCTATGGATAAGGTAGATGCAGTAGTTAAAGATGCTGCTAAAAATTTAGAAGTTAAAAGTATTATAAAGCTAGATGCTATGCAAAGTGATAGCTCTATTAACTTGGCTGTCTATAACAACCAGGCGTTTTATAAGAGTAAAGATATATATCTTAATCAAGTTATGATGTTTGATAACAGAGACATCTATAACAATGTAACCTTGGTTAATTACATTAGTAATGATCCAATAAACATTAAAGAAAATATCTTACACGACATCAATAAAAGAAAAGAAGAACTATTAATAGAAATAGAGGTATTACAAAATGGATAGTATTAAAAAAAACTTAACTAACATAGTTGTTATCATTGGTTTAATTGGTTCCATTGGAGCTGGTTTTACAAAGTATGGAGAACTGACTACTAGATTATCTGAAATAGAAGGTAGATCTTCTACTGACTACTCTGCACAGATTGCAGTATTAGAAGAAAAAGTTGCAAAATTATCAGATGAAATAGACGGATCAACTAATCATAGCCATACTAAAATATTGATAAACGAGAAACAAATTGAATTATTAAAGGTTAAAATAGAAGAAATCAAAGCGTCTGCTTCTAACCCGCTTGGCGGATAATCTGGTCTGGCTGGTTGGATTTGAACCAACGATCCTCTGCTCCCAAAGCAGATGCGGTACCAGGCTCCGCCACAGCCAGACTTCTATATTTTTTTGAGACTTGTATCAGAGAGTAATCAGAGAGTAAATGATGTATCAACGTGATAACAGCTAGGAAATACAACCCTTATTTATTAACCTTTTTGGTAAATAAAATTTGTCTAATCGTGGTTGTAAATGTTATATAACAACGATAATAAACAAAATGATTGGTAGGTTCAAATATTACCAATAGCTATTGGTACACAACAATTCTAAACCATCAGAGAGTAAACGAGGGAGTAAACCAAAGAAGTTTGCTATTTTTTTTGTATTTTTTGAGGGGTAAAAGTAACGAGGGAGTTGCTAGCTCCCTCTAGTTTCTAATTACAGTTTATTTAAATTGTAGCTATAAGTTTTTATACTATCGCTACCAATTTCATTTGTTTCAATTTTAACAATATCTTTATCAGCTACTGGATCTTTAAAAGTATTCTCGCCAGCTAGCTCTCGGTTTAATTTAGGCATTAAAGGCGCATAGCGAGCTTGTAGCTTGCGTTCTTCCACAATGTTAGCTTCTATCTCACGAAACTTTTTAGCCACCATATCTTGCTTAAATAAAGGTATCTGTTGCAGCACCATTTCTGGATCTCCATTGTATAATAAATTTATATCCCAGCCTTCTTGTTTAGCTAAAATAAATAACTTATCAGAACCAATGCCATTCAAGGCTTTTTCATATTTCTGTATCTGCTGAAACGAAACCTTTAATGCTTTGGATATTTTTGTTTGAGTTTTACCACTTATGGTTCTTAAAACGAACATCATTTTTGCTATTCGTTCCTTCTCTTGTAGTGCTGGCATTTATCATCCTTGCGTTATTTGATTAATAGCAGCTTTTCTTTGTTTCTCATTCAAATTCAAATCTCTAATGTAGTTAGCTTGTCTAATATCTTTAGAGTTACCAAATCTATTATCCATTTGCTTATCAGTTAAAATTTTAAGTTCTTCCATTCTAGATATGCTCCACTTTCTAAAAGGAGACATTCCGTTTGGCCAATGGATCCCTAATCTTTTAGCAGAAACTTTAACTCTTTTTCTAGCTCCGTGGATAGGTACATTAAACACTCTCTTAAATGTTCTTTTTTCCATTTTATTTATATCTGGATTATTAAAAGTTACGTTTCTATGTGTAACTGGAAACATTTGCGCCTTCATCCATATACCAAACAGCTCTAAACATTGGTCTGATACTTCTACAAATCTTCTTTGGGTCTTTACCTGGTAGGGTCTAAAGTTGTTTTCTTCATTGATTGAGTGATCTAAAAACACACCACCAGCATTGAAATCTACATTCTCATAACAGATCCCAAGCAACTCACTTAATCTGGCTCCAGTTTCAGCAGCACATTTATATAAAGTTTTTAACTGTATATCTGGTTCCTTATTTACAACAGCTAACAGCTCTGGAGTAGTAGGCATCCACTTAA